TCCTTAAACAAAAGACCACTTGTACCAATATCAAGTGTATTGGTAGTCTTAGGTTTAATTTCAGTGGCACTTGCTACAAAGTCTTGGGTAGGACCAAGCACCGTAATAGGACCACCCTCTGCAGATGTTCCGTCATGCGTGTGTCCACTTGTACCAAAGGCACTTTCAATTGCGTCAAATTCACCATCTAAGTCTGCAGCATTGATAATGTTACCATCAGCAATGTTGTTAGATGTATCGTTACGAACATATCCCGTACCCATTATAGATTACCTTTCTTTAAATTTAAATCTGAGGGAAGCACTTGTAGATTCCAAGGTACATGAAGGCCACAGATATTTTTTCCTCTTATGGGAGTTATATGATCCACATGATATTTTTCACCTACTATAGATGACTGTTCTTTTGCAAGACTATAAATGTAATTCATCTTATCCCAATCTTTATTTGTCAGCCAACTAGGTGTAGCATTTTTTACAAATCTTCTTCGGTTTAAATCGTCTGCTGCTACCTTTGCTGGGTTGTTTTTCTTCCAAAGTTTTTGATATTTATATCCATACTTACTAGGATGATTACCTGTTTTTACAGGCTTTGGAAATAATTCTTCTAACCAATCGTTGTGTCTGCATTTATTATAAACAGCCCCATCTTTCTTACGTAAATCATTTCTCCCTGTGCAACCTTTAGCAATAGAGTAACAAAAATCTTTTGTTAAATTTCTAAAAGGCATTTTGGTTTACCTTCTCGTGTTTATACCAAATTCTATTGTAATTGCATCAAGAGAAAATGGAGGGTCTGTACTGTCTGATTCAAACTGTATGGACCCTGTAAATCCTGATCCAATTAATTGTGTCTCAAAAAGAGTTAAAAGTTTGGTACTAAATACAGCAGATGATCCATATTCAGCAGTGCCGTAAAATGCAACTTGTCCTGTACTGTTAGCAAAATTAATTTGTGCAGGTTGTATGCTATCTTTTTGGTCAAAGTCTAGTTTAAGACTCATATCAAATGAAACACTACCTTGTGGATCTGTATATAAAAATGCTTTATAAAACGTCTTACGAACTCGTGGATCATTAATTGGCATAAATGGAGTAGCAAAAGTAGTTTGTATATTAGCTCCATCAAAATTATTACCATCTTCCATTTGGTATAGATACCCATCATCATTACCAAATACAATCGTTTCTATATTTTGATAAAACCTACTGTCTGCTACATATGCACGTATGCCTCGTGTTTCTGCCCATGCCATACCCTCGCCACCTTGACCAGCAAACTGTGTGCCTAGTATACCTTGAGCGTTTTCCTGTGTAATGTTAGTGTTATAACCTAATATTCTATACTGAGATTTATTACGAATAACTACACTTGCAAAAGATGTGTTAGTTGAAATAAAACTTGTCACTTCTTTCTGTATTGTCTTGGATACGTTTCCAAGTCCAAAGTCACCAATACGATCTGTACCACTTAGTAGTCTTAAACCGTCTGGTCCTAAGAACATTACATCACCACCAACCTCTTGTATTGTATCTGTGTCTACACACCCAATGTCTAGTGTTATCGGTTGCAGGTTAAAGTCTGCAATGGTGTTACCAACTAACTGCATTATAGATGTTTCAGTAAATATAATTAACTGTTGTCTAAATACTATTAGTCCTGTTATTGCTGCTCCTAAAGATATTGTACCAGAACCTGCAGCCGCTGTAAAGTCATTATCTGTGTATGGAGCAGTAAAAGTTAATAAATTACTTTTGCCAAAGAACAGTTGGTTTTTAAAGTTGACTACAAAACTTGCACCATTAACATCTGTAGGGGCATCATTCAGTGCAGTAAACGTACTGTTATCATATAATGCAGGAACGTTAGTACCATCTACTATGGCAATTTTTTCTGTTCCTGTATAGTTATACCTTGCAAATCTAGTTTTACCAGCACTTTCTCGTGATGTACTTAAAAAAGTTATTGCAGCATTGTCTGCTGGTGAACTAGCTAATGCAGGGTTTATTGCTAATGTAGCACCACCAGAGCTTACACTAGCGTCTGAAGTTACAGTATATACAAGATCAACACCAGTAATTTTAAACACATCACCTGCTTGAGGAGCTGCAGTTAAACCATCAACAATAAGACTTGAGCCAGTTTGTGATGCACCATTTACAAGCACAGTACCATAGTTAGGTACATTGATGTGTGTTATTGTACTAGAAGATACTTTAAAAAGATCATCATTTTTAGCAACAATAACTCTGTCTAAAAATACACCGCAACCAAGCATAAGATAGTTACTGGTTGTTGTGGCAAATGTAACTGCTGCTGCGTTTGCAGGAGAACTAGCAAGAGAAGTCTCAAGTGTTAATGTAGCTCTATTGTTTGTAGCATCATATGTTACACCACCTGATGCAATAGTGTATGTACCTGTTACACCATCTATTGTAAGTGTATCACCTGCCTCTGGTGTTTGGTGTATATTACCTATAATAAGGGTAGTGCCAGATTGACTAGCTCCATGTACTACAGGAGCACCATACGGTGGTATAATACTACTGTTGTATTTTGTGTACCCTTGGATACGTCTATAACCACCCTCAATAGATGGCTCAAAGTTTTTAAGCACTCTAGCAGAACCTGGAGCATTAATACCCTGCTGCAAAGGACTCATATTAGTAACAAGTCCACCCTTAAACTCTACAGGGTATGTTTGTCGAGTTGATGGCATGTATTAAGAAACCCTAATAGTGCTATAAGAAGAGTTTGTTTGATTTATTACCGTTGATCTTAAATAATCATAACGGTTAATATAAAGACTTCTCATTTGTTTAATTTCAGAATCAAACCTTTGCTGAATCATAGCAGCTTCTTGACCCTCTCCCCTAAACATATAAGCAAAATGCATTGCACCATTTACAATTATGTATCTAAATTGTTCAGGTATACTAGGAACATCAGTAGCATTAATTAAATCTACAGGTAGCCTATAGTATTCATATACCAGCTCATAGGCATTATTTGGAGGAGCTATTACACCAAACTCTTGATTAGGAGTTCTAAAGATATACTCAGGTAAAGCTCGCACATTGGTGTTAGTATTGTATTCGTAATCTACATATTTTTCTAAATACTCTTCATAACTCATTAAGTTAAGTTTTTTAGTTGCATTGTTAAAAGTGTCATTTCTTTTAATACGAAAGCTATCAAAGTCAATTGTTTTTGCATCTGCAGGAAAAGCATAACGAACTGTACCAGCAGTTAATGTCTCTTCTGCCTCTACATGATTAAAAGGCCACTCGTATTCCTGCTGATTAATATACCGAATAGCAGAGTTGACTGCATCTTTAATCATACTATATTCACCAGTAGCATTAGCAAAGTTAGAAGAAGTAAGTTCTACCTCATTCAGTCTACGGTTTACGTCATTTACTAGACCAAGATAATCATAAGGCATTTAACGTTCCTTTATTCGTAACTTAATACTGCGTTCTGCTTGACTTCCAGTGCTATCGACCATATTACAAAAGAAAGTATACTCAATATTATTTGTACCGCCACCAATGTTTATAGTCGCTACTGTACTTGTATTAGTCTGAGATACGTTTTGTATATTATCAGTAGTTGCAGAACCAGACGCAACAGTAAGTGTTTGACCTGCAGCCAATGTAGTTTTAGTATCATATGCAGTAGATTTTACAGACCATGTAACTGAACTAATAGTAGCACTTCCAAGAAATCTTGACCAATCTACACTATAATCTAATTGTTCATCTGGGTCTTTATTAGGCCAACGAAAACTCATATTTAATCCTCAGTTGCGTACACAGTTCGTTCTGCAGAAGTAGACTGTCTTTCTATAAAAACTATTCTATTTTCTTGTGGCACTCTTACTGTCCTATTTGAGTCAAAAGCAGGTATAAAAACTAACCTGTTTTCTTCTGGTACACGTACTGTTCTGGATGCTGAAGTAGACATTATGCTGCCTCTGCTATGTAAACTGTACGTCTACGGCTATACTGTTCTCTTACAGCTTGGAAGTCAAATATTACTGCAGTTGTAGTTATATTTCCTATAGTTCCTGTAGCTGATGTCGAATCTAAACGTTCTGATACTGCTGTTATTACACTTCCTACAGAGCCAGTTGCACTTACACTATCAAGCCGTTCTGTAGTTTGATCTTCTACATCGTTTACTTGACCCGTAGCAAATACTGAAGAAAGTGTTATCTGTGAATTTGCATGTGGTGTAATTGCAGCTATTGTACCAGTAACACTTACACTTGCAAGTCTTTCACTAACTTTAACTTGAGATAATGCCTGTACTGCACCTGTAGCACTAACACCATCTGTAATACGTTCACTGATGTCAATTTCAAAACCACCAGCAGATACAGGTTCTATTGCTCCT